AGCTTTGCGATCAGTCTTGTGCTGACTGGTGCTGCTTATCTGCTAACACCAAAACCCAAGATGCCAGAGGCATCAAAGCGGTCGCAACTAGATCTTGGGAGTGTCAACGCAGGCAATCGTTTTACGCAAAGCCGGGGCTTTGACACGCTTAACGAGCTGGCAGATTATGGCGCACCCATTCCAATTATTTTTGGTCTTTACTATGACCGTAAAAACATAATTACTGGTGACGTAGACAAAATTGGTGGAATGTTTATCACGCCAAGACTTGTTTGGTCGCGGATGTTTAGCCATGGAACGCAGCAGTCTGCCAAGTTGATGTTTGTTGTTGGCGAACAAGGAGTTACTGATGGCACTGAGCCTGACGGAATTGAGCCACCAAGTCTTGAGGGCATTTTTCTTGGAAATAATGCGCTAGACGCTATACACGAAGACTTTTTTGCTTTTTACTGGAAACAAAATACAACTGCACCAGTTAAAACTCGGATTAGGTTTGACAATAAAGTTCACGGAACCAATGGGGCTTTGGATTCAGGAGACCCTTCTATATTTTTTGCGGAGGATGAAGATGCTTTTACGTGCCCAAACGGTGTTTCCGATAACTCAACAGACTTTTGTCATGCGTATTCACCGGCAAACAATACACAATTTGGCGTCTATGGAGCGATACCAAACGGCAATGGCTATAGAGTAAATTACGAAGTTGTGTCAAATATTCATGACGACGAAGGCAAAAAAGCAGAAAAAAATGCAGCTTTTGATGCAACACTTCGTCGAATGAAGATAACTGGCGACGATAATTTAAACATAAATGTACAAAAAAGGGAACTTTTGCGTACAGTTCGGGATCAAAACATGAAGGGGAAAGGTCGTCAGTACAGCCCACGCATGGGTTTATTCAAGTTAATAGTTAAAAACAACGATGGAAGTACAACCATTGTCACTGTTGACAACGATTACCCTGAAGGTACTTTAAAAGCTGTTGTTAATGTAAAAAAACAAGATAAACTTCAGTTTAGAATTGACAACTCGGTAATACCTGAAAACAAATACAAGCGTGAAACAGACGATGTTCAAAGGGGAGAAAATGTTGACGACATAAACCAAACTGTTATTGCAGAGCAACTTGCGGCTGATGATGCAATGCAAATTGGTGAAAGATTTGCTATTGGCAACACTCTTTGGAAAGTAGTTAAAAGGAGCCAGCGACGTTACGACCCTGACAAAAATAACCAAATAATTACATTAGAATGTATTGACACAAGTGAAGCGCGAAGGCCAGCGGTCGGGCTTGTAAGCGAAAGTCGTGTAATAAAAGTAGAAGAAAGAGATTTTATTTCTGATCAAGACGGTATCGGCACTGCATTTTTTCCCCTAACCCAAGTTTCAACAGGTTTGGTAAGAAATAACAGACCTGCTGTAGTTACTGAAATTGGCTTGCGAAGCAAAGTCTTTCAACGTTTAAACGGTTTATGTGCTTTCAATACTGTTCCAACTTCAGCAAAACTGAAAGATTTGGACGATGAAGAAGTGCAAGTACGCTCTGGAACGTACACCGGAACAATTAAAAGGTCTTCTGTATTTCGAGTATTTGTGCGCAGAGCAGGCTTAGACGAAAACGGAGACCCTTTCGTTTTTCTACCGATAGATCATTACTTTGTGGTTACAGGCAGCAAGCCTGTTAATAAATACAATTTTATTCGTTTTATTCATCCCCAAAATTTGCCGCCAACAGAATTAGAGTACAAGTTTGTTGGCACTTCTGCGGCTGAACTAAGAGCTTTTTCAGACTTAAAAGAATTGATCAGCCTTTCAACTTCTAATGATAGCGAAGCCAGCAAATTGGAAAATTTTTCTGCAAAGGTAGAAGGGCTGGGAAATTTTATTATTCAAGTTGCAGGAACAGTAGTAATTATGGGTCAAATCAGAGTTAA